GATTCACTCACCTAACCTAAAGGAGCAACCCATGAGATTACAAGATTTAGCTGCAAGATTAGTAGCAGTAGAAGCTAAGTTAGCAACACTAACTGGCACATCAGTTAATACAGAAAATGCCACGAGCATTGAAGAACTAGACGCAAGATTATCCGTAGTTGAAGCCCATGTTGATCATTTGATTACTGTTCAAACTCAAGCCCATGTTGATGCTATTATTTCTGCACCAGCTGGCAATGCACCGGTAGATGTTGAAGAAGTAGTTGCATTATCTCCAAGTGTTGATCATTCAGTCGCCGCCGACATTGTTGCTGAGGTTGTTACAGCACAATTTGATGCAGATCCGGTTCATCACTCCGAAGTTGCTGATATTATTTCAGCCGCAGTAATGGCAGTCGTTAAAGCAGAACCAGACGTGGTAGTTGATGCAGTTGCAATCACTGAAGCTATTGTACAAGCTGTAGCTGATATGCCAGCTCCAACAGCAGAAGCAGCGGAACAAGCAGCCGAAGCAGTTGCTAACATTGTTGCAGCAGCTACAGGTGAAGAAATTCATTCTGAAGTTCATCAACAAATACATGATGCAGTTTCCGCCCCAGCAGATCCTGCACTAGATGACATCGAGCATCGGTTAGAGGCAGTTGAAGCAAAGGTCGATAGTTTATTGGGAAAGTAATTACCAGCATAAAGCGCTGGTTTAAGACTTTTTTTGAAACGGGCCCAAAATAGAGGGATCGCTGGATGCTCGTAACCAGCACTAAAGAGCCATGTGGCTCTTTTTTTATGGATTAAATGTAATATTAAAGTAACTATATTATAGTTAAATAATGATATGAATACCGAACAAAAAACTTACCGAACTATAGCTATTAGCGATGTACATCTTGGTACTAAAGATTGTAAAGCTGAATCTTTAAATAATTTTTTAAAACACAATAGTTGTGATACCTTGTATTTGGTAGGTGACATAATAGATGCTTGGAAAATACAACAAAATAGATTACGGTGGTATCAAAGCCATACTAATGTGATACGCCGAATACTAGGACATGCTAAAAGAAATACCCGTGTAGTATATGTAGCGGGAAATCATGATGAATTTTTACGCATTATGATACCGTACGGAATAAGTTTTGGTCGTATAGAAATTTGTAATCAAGCAGTACATATGGGACTAGACGGCCGCCGCTATCTAGTAGTACATGGAGATTTATTCGATGGTATTACAAGGTTAGCTCCTTGGCTAAGTATGTTGGGCGACCGTGCTTATGATATAGTATTACGACTTAACAGTAAATTTAATTGGTGTAGACATCGATTAGGTTTTGGTTATTGGAGTTTAAGTCAGTGGCTAAAGCACCGTGTAAAAAAAGCGGTAGATTTTATATTCAAATTTGAACAAAATATTACCAAATATGCAGCCAAGCGTGGATACGATGGAGTTATTTGTGGTCATATACACAAGGCTGAAATTAAAGAAATTGACGGCATAGTTTATATGAACGACGGAGATTGGGTAGAATCTATGTCCGCATTAGTAGAACATCACGATGGTCGTTGGGAAATTGTTACTTGGAATCAAACAGCGGATCAAATTTTATAATATATTATTTTTGCTGTTCCAATCAATTTCTTCAACTAGTGCTTCAGCATTAATTTTAAATACACCAAATTCTTGTTTGGTTATTCTACCTGCTATCTTTTCTAATCCTGCTTGTGCTGTAGGTTCTTTTAACCAACGAGCGACCCAATACCATTGAAATGCGTGTGAGTTATCAAAAACTTGATCATAATATTGAGCCAATTTAATTGCGGCTTGGGTATTTTTCTGTTTACCTGCTTGTGATAATGCAGCAACACCCTCTGCCGTTTCGTTTTTGGTAGCATCGGGAAGAGCTAATAATGCTGTACCTAAATTGACACGAGCTTCAATATCTTTGTCAGCACAATTACGCCAAACTTGTAAACTAACATTTCGCTGACTTTCACCTAAATATCCCGATTCAAACAAGTTGCCTATAATTGTCTGATTATGTGGGTTCAACAAAATTTTATTACCGGCTTGAAATACCGCGGCTACTTTTCGTATATGTTTTTTTGGTATTAATTGGCGTTCGGCTAATTCGATTAATAACTCAAATGTACTCCGATCTCGGTTACGCACAGTTTTTGCTAGTAATATAGGTATAGCATGATCATAGTCACTGGCACTTAGAAATTTCTGTGCAGTCGGCATACTTATACTAGCATTAGCTACATCAGCCATTATATATTTTATAACATCTTCTGTACTTGATTCGTCATCAATTATTGGTGCTACAAACTTAGCAACACTTTTATCACTGTCAATTCGGGTGACCGAGGGGTTAGGTTCGGCACCAGTCACAGCTATTGACCATATTTTTATAGGGTTATGTATATTTTTAAAATTTTGTAATCCGCGATCAACGAATTTTGCATCAGGGATCTTACCCGCTACGGCTTGGTATACTACATCACTCATGCCGATACCTCCGTAATCTGCTTGGCTTTCAATACGGGCAGCAAGATTTACAGCATCGCCCATTAGGTTAGTGCCCTGTACAACCACATCTCCTAAATTAAGTCCAATGCGAAAACGCATTTGTGGTTGTTTAGGATTCCGTTTATTTCTTTCGTACAGTGCTTCTTGGCAAGCAATGGAGAATTTTACAGCATTTACCGGACTGGCAAATTCAGCAAGTACACTATCTCCAGCACTATTAAAAATTCTGCCACGATATTCTTCGATCATGGGATCGATTATGCTACGACATTCGGCCAATATTTGCAAGGTACCTTCTTCATCAGCACTCATCATGCGGCTGTATCCAACAACATCGGTACAAAATATTGTGGTGAGTTTTCGTTCCATTTAGTGCTCTTTATCTATTTATTAGTAGATAGGCAAACAGTAAATAGGTCATTTGATGAGCAAATTGATCTGCTCCAAACTCGCGCCAAAATTTTGGTTTAGCAATGTCTTTACATCCAAAGCGCACCTTTAACCAATCTACATGGTAGTGAACAATTAAATCAACAATACCGCACACCAGTACCATTGCAGGTGAAATAGATATAAAAGGCATAAGAATAGCTAGGGCTACAAGTGTCCCTATGACATGGTCTAATGTATGGCTGAATCCAATTGGATCCCAATAGATACCTTTTTTTATTGTTTGAGCGTAAGACTGTATCCAAAAGTCAGCTATATAATGCTTGATTTGTAGAGATGTCAAGACTGCTAATATTTCCATAATATTATTTATTAAAACTTAGTAGATAACTTATTTTTATACAGTATTAAATAATATATAAATAAGGAGTATGAACATGCAAGAAAAACTAGAAGAAGCACACGCTAAAGGTCAACTGATTGAAAAGATTACCTTTGCTCTATTACCACTGTTATTCTCATGTGTAGTGTACCTAATGAGTGCTCTACAGAACCTTAGCCATGACGTTACTATATTGAATGGTAAAATTTCTCTAGTAGTTACTAGTGATAACAAACAGGCCAACAATTCAGGAGCAGAACTTGCTCGTGAAAAATTACGTCAAGATCTTGAAAAAGAGATTCAACGTAATCGTGATATGATTGCCGATAATCGTCAGCATATTGCCATTATAGAAGATAGAATGGGAATATCTAACAAAGTCAAATCGCCCTCTGCTAAAGATTAATCTTCGTAGTCTTGTCTTAAGTCGGGGTCAATGAGTTGTCCCCGCATTAAATATAGTGGACTTTTACGATAGATAATTACGTCGTGGAATGGATCAGTAATGATCTTGATACACCAAGTGATAGCAGTACGGCGGCTTTCAATAGCAGTAAGTTGAATCATTCTAAATATTACCCCGGCTACTCCCAACCATAACCATCCCCAACCGATACGATTGAACAGTGTATCGGGGCTGGCATCGGGCATGATAAAATTAAATAACTCAGCATCAAAATAGGCTAGAATAGGCACCGCCGCCCAACAGGCTAATAATACTCTTTTGCGTTTGAGATTGAATCCCACTTTGATTTTTTCTTTGTACTCAAAGGTGGCCTTATTGTATTCATCGTACCCGTCGGGTTCAAAAAAGAAATGCCCAATTTGGCGTGTAGTCATGGCAATAAACCAAGCAATGTAAGAACTAATTACAGGATTGATAAACAAATATACATATGCTACCAAAAAACTAGTAGCCGAAATCAAGTGTAAAAATTGGTTAATTCTGCTGTGATGATAGTATCTGTGGTCGTCCCAACGTTGGATGCGTAGTGTTTCCCTGATAGAGGGAAAAGTAATTTCAGACATATGTAATCCTTTTGTAATATTTATACATAATATTTGGGCAAAAATTATATTGACATATTGTTTTAATAAATATATACTTAAAATATTCTTTATAAAGGAGAACTCATGAAGAAAATCGTTACTATCGCTGCTCTACTGACAGCAACAACTTTGGCTACCGCCGCTAGTATCACCGTCGAAGGTCAAATTCAAAACGGCGATCGTGGTGCTCGTGACAGCGACAACTATGCACTCAGTGTACAACAGTCTCTTAACAAGACTTTTGCCGCTGATGTTGGTGTCACTACTTTCCAAGAAGATGGTACTAAAGCATTGAGCAATAGGCTTGAAGTTGGTCTTACTGGTACTCGTTCGGTTGGTCCAGTAAACCTATATACTCGTGTAGCAGTTGGTGAAAAATTCAGCAATGGTGCTGATTTTGGTTATTACAGTGTAGAGCCAGGCGTTGAATACAATTTTACCAACAAACTAAGTGGTAAAGTAGGTTATCGTTTCCGTAATGGATTTGGTACAAACGGAAATCTTGACACTACTAATACCACTCGTGCCGGTGTTAGCTATGCTGTAACCAAGCAGGACGCAGTTGGTGTTCGTTATGATCAAGTTCGTGGTGATAGCTTTAACCACAGTTTTAACTTTGCATATACTCGTTCATTCTGATATTACAGAACATATTAATAGAGTGAATTTGTATAATTATAGTTATAATTAAAAATGAATTCGCTAGTATTATTAACATCGGGTACGACTAAACCTCCCAAGAAAATTAATCATTCTTGGGAGCATATTGAAAATGCGATTGAACGATCTATTTCAGAAATAGGGCTGAGTAGCAAAGACATTGTACTTGATGTGTTTCCTGGAAACACTATCGCTCATTATACAGTAACAGCAATGCCTGCATACCGTGCAGGCTCAATGTTAATATCTGCTAAATTTGAAGCAATTGATTACATATCAAAATTCAATGAATATCGCCCTACATACATTGCATTAATTCCTAAACATTGGGAATTATTAAAAGAGCATAATCAATGGAAAACAGTAGATATGAGTTGTGTTCGTTACATGACTACTGGATCTGGTAAAGTCCCTCAAGAAATGATTGATGATTTTTTATCAAAGGGAGTTAAATTGGTCGCTAACTGGTATGGTATGACGGAACACCCGCCTCCTGTATTAATAGGCTATAATTCAGAACAGTTTGATTTAAATCCAACTTTAGGGTATACCATTGAATTTGCAGACGATGGCGAATGTATTATAAACGGATTCTACACCGGTGATTTATTCGATGTTGCAACTAAGAAATTTCTTATGCGAAAAAATGCTCTATCTAATATTAAGACTTGGAAAAATTCTTAATAGTTAGATAATCTTTCCTTTAAGGTAGAAACGGTAACGACAATCCTTGGAGGTACTGGAATATAAACACTGTGAAATTTCGATACATCTAATTTGTGCCATCTATACAGATCAATTACATGTTCTTCGTACATACTTTCGTTTGTTTTTTCTCTATGAAATCTAGTTGATCCATTACCAGATTGTATTACGTAGTTAAAAGCAATATCTCTGCAAGATAAATTATCCATATGTACTGGAAGATCTGCCGATAGCACAAATATATGTGTGTCGTGTTCGAAATTAAATAAAGATTCTGTAAATTTCTTCAGTTTATCACTGGCGTTAATGCTAGAAAAACATTGATAGGTCGATGCTTCTGTGTCACCTTGTGATGTATACCTTTCACCAGTATCAACAGTAATACGTATGTCTTCTATAAGATCTTTTGGTATTTTAGGAAGATGATCTAAATATTCTAAGTTACTCATAGATTGTTCCTAGATTAAAATCATTGTAAACAAAATCGCCAAAAATTCTTATACTTATTTGTTCTCCGACTCCTTTTGGAAATCCGTGAGGAATAGAGTCGTTAAAAAAGACACATTTTTCTTTAACTTCAATATCTCCCTCCATCCACATAGGACCGGTCATTTTACTTGCTATGGTTAATCCTAAATTTTTATTAAGGTCTTTGGGTGTGTTATCGTCACTGTCAACATGAATAACTAACGGCCCAGTAAGTACAAAAGCTCGAATCATCCCTACAGTGTTTATAGGTAACGATTCGACTAAAGATCTGATATAAGGGGTATGAATCGTTTCATCCCATACCCAATCAGAATGAGGAATGAGTTTTGCTGTTTTAAAATCTTCAAAAACTTGTGTAGAATTTTTATTTAAAAAAACAGTTTTCCATCCATCTCCTTGCTCATTCAGATGCTGAATATCCCATCGTTCCTGCGGAATACTGAGAATTTCTTGTTCTAATAATTCTTCATTTACATCTATATCGACCGCAACAGCTTTAATTTTTAACCAATTCATTAGTTAGTCCCAAATGTTAATGTTGGAATGTTATCCCATACAGTGTCATCTAATTTTTCAAATTCATCTATAAACTTAAACACATTGTCTACGGGTAATGTTTTAAGTATTTCTAATTTTGCGTTCCACCAACGTGTTTTTAATAATGCTTGTTTAACATCATTTGGAAATCTGTCTCTAATCTTTTTTGCAGGTATACCTCCCACTATAGTGTACGGCTCTATGTCTTTGGTTACCACAGCATTAGCGGCAACTACGGCTCCATCGCCTATTGTCACCCCCGGCATAACAATAATTCCATCACCAAGGTAAACATCATTACCTATAATAACAGGCGTATTCATTCCTTCGATACTAGTCCTGTTTTTAGGAATATTAAGACGTTCTAGTTCGGCATCGGTGTAACTGGATTCTCTTGCCATTATAGTATCTGAATTTATACTAACTCCGCTAAAATTGTGCATTCCTCCTGCAATAGTGCATCGATAGCCAAATCCACTGTGTCTGCCGATGAATACATTTGAGCGCATATAGCCGCCACTTCGAATACTAGAATATGCACCAATAAAAATTCTATTAGGTGTATCTTGAAAACTTGGACTCCAATTCATGGATCCCTTTTCAAACATAATACCCTCTAAATGTACGGTTTCTTTATATCGTATATTATGATCGTTAAGGGTTGCCTCACTGAGGCAAATATCAACAGGTAATGTTTTATTAAGAAACTGTTGTAGTTTATCTTCGATTTGTTTCATGAATATATTTATGAGTTGACCTGTACACTAAATATAAATATGAAATTTATTCACAACACTGTAAGTCTTTGTAACGAGTGCTACAGACATATTCCGGGAATCGTCTACGAAAATAACGAGAAAATTTGGGTTACAAAACGATGCGATTATCATGGCGAACAACAAGAACTTGTTGAAATTGATTTAGAATTTTATTATTCTATAAATAAACAAGGTGGAAATAATTTTGTTTCCCTAATGTTTGAAGCAACAAATAAATGTCAACTTAACTGTCCACATTGTTACCACTTGCCGAATAATAAATCGATAGATAAACCTTTAGATTTATTATTATCGACTATTGATAGCTATCCTAAGAGTTTTATTCCTATGATAGCAGGGGCTGAACCGTCTCTTTATACAAACATCATACCACTAGCCCATACATTGGCTAACAAGTATGGAAGAACCAGAATGCTTACCAATGGTTTAAAATTTCATGATAAAAAATTTACACGATCATTATTAGAGAATGTTCAAGTATTTCCTGCAATAGGTTTAAATCACTGGACTTATCAGGGTAAAAAGATACATGATCAACAATTAGTTGCTATAGAAAATATCAAAGAGGTATCATCACTAGACGATATAGGATATACTGTTGAGAATGTAAATCATTTACCTGAAATATTTGAAGAAATAGAAAAAATTGCCAGTCAAAAAGTCAAGATGGTTAGAATCAGATTTGGAAGTTTTATAGGCCGTAGCAGTGATAACCAGAGAAATTTTTTAAGCACCACCGTAAAATATATTAAAAACCTATTAGGTGATGAATTAATTTCTGCGCCGTTGGATGACAACCCTTATCATGTAATGTATGAATGGAAAGGTATAATATTAAGAATTATACAGTGGCCAGATGTAAGGAACATTGATATGGAAGAATTAAACACCGGACCGTGGGCTAATTTTCACGATGGTCCTATAACTAATTTTGTTCATCAGGTAATTCTTAGAGATGCCTTTGTGAATAATAACCAAATTAAGTTTGATGATTGCCCTTCTTACTATCACATAAACAACGGCGGAGACAATTACAAATATTGGAAATACGGATGGCCGGGCCCTGTAGATTTCAAAGAATTTAATTATGTTATTACCGACGAAAGAAAAAAACCGTTAACCGTTCCTAAATTATTTCAGAGGATTAGTAATGACTAAGTGTTATCAAAAATTTAATATACCTAACTTTACAGATATACAAAAAGAAGCTTTAGATTTTTTCGAAGTAAACACCCATCTTTTTCGTATCGACAACGAATATTTTGTTCATGTTCCGTTGGGTGAATTCCCTCTCCTAAAACAATTTCTAGAAAGCCGAGCAAAGATTGAAATTAATGAAACCAGTGTTTATTTTATTACGCCTGGTTATAAATCTAAGATTCATATAGACGGGCTCAAAAAAGATAACGGAAAAGTTCCTGAAGGAATGATGATTGCTCATCAATGGGTTCTTATTTTGCCACTTAGTGGTTATGAAAATTCTGTTAGTAATTGGTATAGCAATGATGACGTTTCTGATGAAGATGAAAGAATATATAATCATGTCAGAGATCAATTTCCTTATAATTTTTATGTTTCATTTGTAAAAGATGATGTTGCACCAAATATAAATCCTATAGAAACTACTAACTTAGCTGGACCTTGCTTTATAAAATCTAACATATACCATGATGTTCATAATAATGGCCCAAAAACACGAATGGTGTTCATTATTAGATTTAGAGAATTAGAACCTTATGAGTCTTCAGATTGTGTTTTTAATTACCAGGATCTCTTAATATGACATATATAGGAAACGAATTTGAATGGATAACCGACGAAATGATGACATTGTTAGAGAACAATGATGGCAGTAAACTTCCGGTGTGGAATCCTAATAGGTGGTATGGCCATCCGTTATTAGATAAAGTTAGATTAGCTGGTGAAGAATATTTTAAAGGAACAATGCCAAATAATTTTTTTCGTGTTTTTTATAGCCACACTGATTGTATGGAAAATTTTAATTTTACCTTGCCTAATCTGATACCACCGCAAGAGTCTATAGTTTGGTGGTTTTCTAAATTAAATCCTGGTGAATATCAATTTACACACTACGATGCTATACTATTAGGAGTAGAGCACGATAATCCAGAATTTACAAATGTAAGTAGTGCAAAAAAATTAATAAATCCTAAACGATATACCATGTTTCTTCAAGATTATGAACCCGGACATGCCTTCATATACGAAGACAAAATGAGTTCAAATTATAAAAAGGGAGATATCTTTGAATGGAGTAATCCAGAAACACTTCACGGCGCTGCAAATGTTAGTTTTAAACCTAGATATACTCTACAGTTGGTTATGTATGATATAGCGATTTAATAACCTAAAACATTAATCATATATTTAACTTTCATACTTCCATTAATACCAATATGTAACTCGTTAGGATTATTCCATTTAATAACTGTTCCTACAGGACAATTATATAAATGATCTCGGCCTAATATAAAGATATGACCTAACTCTGACGGAGTTATAAAAACAGCATAACGTTTAAGTTCACCTTTTGTTGGATCATGTATCTCAGCAACAAACGGATCTCAATGCAGAGGAGCGAAAAACCCAGGATCAATGCGGCTAATCCAAAAACTATGAATAATGTTTAATCCTAAATATGATGCAATATCATCAACTAACGATTGATCAAAGTGTACTTCAGGGTAATAGCTACGCCATTTAATGCTGTCAAAATTAAAATTATTTTTTAACCATAGAGAATATGTTTCTTCATATAGTGGATCACTAGCCCACTGGTGTTCATATGCTGGAGTATTTTTAAATATTGTGAGTGGTTCGGTCGTGGTATTCACTTGGTCTATATATCATCCCAAGTTGTTCTCTCATAGTGGCCTGTATAACTACTGTCTTGTAATCTTAATAACGAGGGATCGAATTTTTCCATTTTTTTAACCTTTTATATTTTTATTTATTTTTTGTCCATAGACACTTATAGCCAAAAATTCCTGTAGTTGCATTCGGCGCCACATCTAAGTAGTCAGGAAGTTGTTTAATTTCAATCATTGTAGGACGACTGTTTAAATCTTCGCTAATTTCATTTATGATATCTCTATCAGATAATACTCGTACATCTAACAGCAGTTTACCGCCGATTTTAAGAGATTGTAGTGCCCTATTCCAATATTGATCTTTAGAATAATGCCAACACCAAGATGCTGAAGACATTATTAAATCCGCATCTTTTGGAAAATTACTACTTGGATTTAAAAAATGAAACCTGTTCTTATTAAACCCTGAAGTGTCGATTGCATCAGTTACTACGTTCCAAGAATGATAGAACGGATGAGATTCTGTAAAAGATACCGTTTTGGGATCTAGTGTTTGGGGCCATTCACCTTCTTTATCTATTAGATAAAAAGTAGAGTTAGGAACGTAAGAGTATAACAATAAATCAATAACTGAACTTCCACAACCAATATCGATAATTTTTGAATTGTCGGGTAAATCAAACACAGATAGTTCTTCTCGTTGATTCCATAATTCTTGATACTTGTTATGAAAATGCAAGTCGTGTATTGGCATAAATTTATTGATCAAATCCCAATTTATCATGGATAGATCAGCATAATAGCACCCGCGCTGTGGAGTAACATATCGGACCAAAGATTCTTTATCAGACCACTTTACTTTTAAGTCTCCCTTACTAGATTTTACTATTAACTGTTCATTCATTGTTTTCTATAATTAATTCTTTTATAAAAAAATTGTTAGAATTTTTAACTATGACATTTACTAATTCTGCAAGACTATCTGTGTTAATACTGTTAGATCTGTCAAAGGAATCCGGTATGAGATAAAAATCAGTATCCATCAACCCTATTATAATATTTAATATTTTAACAGATCCTTTATAATTTTTTATAATATTATTTAATTCTATTTTTGAATTTCTGTATAACTCTATCTCGCCTTTAAAATAAGGACTTTCTTTATATACTATTATACTAGAAATATTAACAACAATTTTTTCTGTATCATCTCAACATTTTAATATTTCATCGAGCATATCAATTTGCCCCTCAGGATGATAGGCATTGTTGATAAAAACATCAAAGTCTTTTATTTCATTGATAATATGTTCTCTAGTTAAACGATTGCTTATATCAAACCCATTAGTTCTGCTAAATCCCAAAACATTGTGTTCTTGTGATTTAAAAATTTTATATAAGGAATTTCCAAAACCTTGAGTATGGCCTGTTATTGCAACTTTCATGAACATAATTATGCTCCTCAGTTTCGTTCACTAAATATATATTATGAACAACCGACTTTTTATAGATTTAGAAAAACATATAGACTTAACAGAATGGGATAATCTAAAACCAGAAATTTGTAGGGGTATTGCTACCGCTAAAGATCTTGCCTGGGACGGAATTCATTCTACCTTAGGTGAAATTAGACCGCATGCTCAGGGGATAATGGTTAATCCATTATGGGAGGTAGTAAAGCAGTGGAAGGAGCTTCCTGAGGATGATCCTTTAAAAATTGCAGGCCTTGGATTAAATCATAACCAACTTACTGATTATTTAAAAAATGCATTTGGGGCTTATGATTTCTATCGTGTCTATCCTGTTATTGAGAGATGTGGCACTTTGGCAGAGTGTTCAACACATTTTCCTGGACTAGTAAAATGGATACATACTCTTGTCGAATACAATGTATTTGTCAATATATATCAAGTTAATTTAATAACTGTAGATTCTGGAGGTATACCTTGGGAACATGCTGATTTCAACAGTGCGTATGCACCACACCCCGAGACACCTGATGAAATAAAAGAATTTATTAATATAAAAACAGACTGCGATAGACCATTTTATATAATCGATCCAAACACCGGTGAACGTGTGTTTATGAACACCCGAGCTGCTTGGTGGAATGAAAATATTTGGCACGGTGGCCTTCCTATTCAACGTCCTACATATACGTTAAGGATTAATGGAATTTTCACAGAAGAATTTAGAACAAGAACAGGAGCAAGAAGCATAATATGGTAAATTATAAATTAGATAAAAATAACTGGACCGTAATTATTGAAGATTTTGATATGAAAACAGTAACTCAAGAAGATATAAATCAAATATCTAAATTGGTTGCAAAGAATACTCTAGTAGTCATTCGAAATCAAAAGTTAAGTGTAGAAGATGAAGTAAGAATTTTAAAAATGTTTAAAGATGTACAAACATTTGTGGTTGCCGATTCTACTGATTATGTTAGTACCTTAGCAGGTGCAGTGGTAGCGGGATCAGAAGATCTTTTTCTACGAGTAAGCGGTAAGAAAGATGAACAGGGCCGTGTAGGTATTGCCGCGTATAATTGTGAGATGATATGGCATTGTAATGAACCAGGAGTTAAAGATAGAAAACCCATAGTTTGGTTACATAGTGTTGAAGGTTCTAATGGCTCTAGAACTAGCTATACTAATAATAGTTTATCATATAGCAACCTTCCCGATAATCTAAAACACGAATTAGAAAATTGTCATCTTGAGATTTACATAGGACTAGGACTAGGTAAAGACGAATTAGAATCCGATTATGAAGAATTATTAAAAATGGGTGAAAGCGGTATTGCTGAATATAATCCACCGTTAATAAAGATTAACAAGGCTGGAAATAAAGGAATATATTTCCCCATGTATCATGTTCATAAAATTAAAGAACTTGATAAAAAAAGAAGTAAAGAGATAACAGATTTTTTACGTGAATTTATAGTTCGAGAAGAATATGTTTATCACCATGATTGGCAAGACGGAGATATTTTGATTGCTGATCAAGAAATAGCTATACACAAACGATGGCCTTTTAATAAAATAACAGAAAGAACTCTACATAGAGCTTGTTTTGATTACCCGGATCAGGATTATATAAGTTAAGGCAATTCGTCTATAACAATGTATTCGCCGGTAATATTGTGTGCTTCTGCGGCATCCTCTATTAATTTTTTCCACTCAGGAGTAGCATCGTGTCTAGCAATAATCATATGCATACGATCCTCATCGCTATTATTAATTACTGAGTGATGATAGTGTAAATTCATGGCATATACTCCACCAGCTTCCATGATTATTTCTTCACCGTCTCCCCATATCCATTTACAACCGTAAGGGTTGTTAAGAGCAACATTAATATTTTCAATCAGCTTTATCCTTGAATCACTGTGTAAGGCAATCTTTCCGCCAGCTCGCAATAGCATAAATCGAACTCTACCATATTTGTTGCAAGGGAAAACTTCTTTAAGCCACTTGGTTGTTATAGGGCATAGATCTGCTATTTCTGTCCAATGCATATCGTTACTAGCATCTTTGCCTTTTTTATAACCATAAGCATCATAATTTTCATGCTTGTTCCAACCAAGCCCGTGTAAGGTTAAACTTTCCCATCCATTATGGCTATACTCGCTGCTCCTGTGTGGACTAAATTTATAAATTAATGCAAATGCTTCCGCACACATTTCTTTGTACGGAAGTTCTATATTTAATTTTAAATATCGACCTTCTGATTGAAAATATTCTTTCATTAAGTAACTCCGAGCGGTCGTTCGCTACCATGTTTCCAATCATCGATGTGCCACCTAGGTGTTTTTAATTCTTCAATTTTTGTATAAACAAAATCTCTGACTTTATAAAGGTCCTGTTTTGGTTTATCTTTCCAAAATCCATCAGCAGCTCTTGAACTTAACATAACTTTCATGTTTGGATCTTTATTTTTAAGTTTTTGAAACAACATATTTTCACAACTTATCCTATATTTTAAACTATTTGAAGCAATGAACGGTGAATAGGTATATAGATCGCTTAAATTCAGCAATGTATTTTTTCCTGCTTCTAACCAATCAATGTTGAATGACGCTGCATAGTCTATAAGAATATAATCATAGGTTAAGCTTTTAATTTTTTTCCAATGGTCATCCCAATCATCGAATGTTGTAATAAATTTATTCCACTGCTCTTGGATATTATCTTTGTAATTAGGCGAAATGTGTGGCGGATTATTGGGCAGCATTGGTTTATGAGTCCAGTAAAAATCTGCATATTCTTTTCCATCCCATTCTTCAACCATTTTTTTCATAAATGTTAAGCAGTTATAATTGATGTCTGTGAAAATCACTTTGGTATTTTTTGTATAGTCTACCAGTTGTAAATTCTTAATCCAATTAAATCCGATGCCAACTGTAACAAATTGTTCAATAGGTCCGTCCGACAATAATTCATTTTTTAGCTTATCCGAATTCCACCCTGCAAAAAAATTCATACAAAAAAAATGATAGTATTTAATATCTGCTAATTCTTTTAAAAATACATGATCATGTTCGTAATACAGATATTTTTTACAGTTTCGAATATTTTCATTTAATGTTAATAATATTTTATTATTTTCTAATCCAACATTTAATATATTCCATCCATGCAATTTGACAGAATATATTTTAGGTTCTGTTCCTTTTTTAATCCATACCGGAATTTCTGGGTCATTATATAAGTATTCTTTACTTCTAATTGGCGCAATTTGCTGATATTCTACCCACTCTTCATTTCCTATAATAGGACATTCTAATTGTTTAAATTGATCAAGGTTAATAATGTAAAACTGTTGATGTAATTCAAAACAAGCATTTTTTTTATAATAAGCTTTATCTCCTCTATCGAGAATATGTCCTGCTATAAAAAAATCTTCGTTACATTGTTTTTCAACAGCGTTAAACAGTCTATCAGATAATCCTAAACTAGTTCCAGCTGAGATAATAACCGCGTGGGTGTAATTATCTTTAGCAGCTTCCTTTAATAAATTATCTTCATCTTTACTGATAAAAATATCATATTCGTGCATATCAATTCGATGTATTAAAGAATCACTTAGATTAATACATATTTCTCGTGAGTGGCCACTTTGACAATTATCTATAATATCTAAAATACAATAAACAATTGATTTTTTCTTTTCGGTTCTAAATTTCATTACCATCTAGGATTCCTATTTAATTCTTCTAAAAATTTATCGGTATAGAATTCCCATACTGTTTGTTTGGTCCCTCTATAATATATTTCTTTAACCCTTTTCATTTGACCGGTAGCTTCCATGGCAGGACCAAAAATGTTATGCACCAATCTTTGCGTTCCTGTACTGTTTTTATTACTAGTAATATATAATTTAGCATTCGGTGGCACCCAAAAAATACAAGCGGGGATTAAAAACTGACTGGTAACATGTTGATGAGTCACAATTTGATTCTTTGTTCGTAAATTGGGAATAGGTATATGATCAGAAAACACACACGTTCGAGCAGCAATCCTAAACGCATCTTCCCCCATTTCTGAAAAACTATGTGCAGCAACGCTGCCCACCGCTTTATTATAATAATATAAAATCCAAACTGCCCAACATTTTTCTTTTGCTAAACTATCAACTAGCATCTGTTGACTGGAATTATTTTCAAATCCTTTGGCTTTGGCTGTGGCATAAAATTCTGTTAAATCTAGTTCAGGAGTCCACTGTTTTATTTCAAACATTTTACACGCTCTATAAATTCGGCTGGGTAGTTTGTACTAAAACTTGACCAACATAGTTGATCCATCACTTCCCAAGGCTGTGGGATATCCCACTCTATTCCAAGAGTGCTCAAATGTTTACGGATCTCATCTTGTCTAGTACTGTAGATATGACTTTCAACTTCCGCAATACTTATTATTGCTTCACTTTTATGATATGTAAAGAAATAATTGATACTTTTGAGCTTGCCGTCAACTACAAAATAACTACTAGGATGCATACTATATTTGTGCCAACCTAACGATTTATGAGCTTTAATAATTTCAATCATTTGATCTTGCCAGTCAGGCAAGACTGTATCATAGTTTGCCATGTCGCAACCTGCTCGTTCCCAAAAGTCAGGGCCGTCTATTTCCAAATATAACTTACGAGCTTCTAAATCAATCTTAGTAATTTTTGGAATTAAATTTGGATATTTGTTACGCATCTGTGTTATAAAGTTAACTTCACGTAGCCATTTTTCTTCCATCTTAGCTGGATTCACTACTTGATTTTGTCCTTTATGATATTCGGTATCATTGTGATACCACTTACAGAACACTTTTTTATCCATGGATATAAGACTAGTATAAATTAAATTGTTTCGGCAAAGACCCATGCCGGGTACATTGTTGTAATAATATTCCATACTATAGTAATTATCATAAATATTATATATGAACAAATTTTCTGATACAATACGGATTTCAGAATTAAATCCTTTGATGACCAATATTAATCAATGTGTGGCATATAATAAGTATGCAACCAACCCTGCAGTATTACAGGAATATATCCAAACATATCAGACATTAATCGGAATCGAACAAGGAACTATTATTGATCTAGGGTCAGGACCATGCAATTTTGTTATAGCTCTTGCACAGGCGTTTCCTAAATTGAATTTTTTATGCTACGAAAATTCGCCAGCTATGGTAACGATAGCAACAGATAATATAAATTCAGTAGGGCTAAGTTCAAGAATTCAATTAATTCAAAAAGATATTTTCAATATAACAGGTAAATACGATGTTGCGTTAGCAAACAGATTGCTTCATCACATAGATGAAACTAAAGAATTTTGGCAACTAATGAATTCTATTAGTGAAAACATATTAGTTATAGATATAAATCGACCCCCAAAGTATCTGATAGATCAAATACGAAAAAGCAATGAATACCAAGAAGATGTGTACAAAGAAGATCTTATAAATTCTTTACAAGCCGCATATTCTTTAGAAGAAGTAGCTGAACAAATTAAAGAATATAGCTATACCATAATAACTGACAGCAATTACAAGTTATTTGTTTACCACACTAAGTAAACAGTTTTATTTTTTACAAGGCCGTACCCCTGTAATGCTATCCTGAGATTATTACTTCCATTTAAATCTTTTAATCCTATACGGTGAAGAACACGTTCATCTTGCAATAGCATTGTTCCTTTTTTATAGAAAGCAGATTTAAATTCATTTAAATTACATTCTGAATTAGGACAATCGTCTCCTATAAGATTTCGGTGTGTATTACATACAGGACTTATAGTTTGTGTTTCTTCATAATCTTTACCGAAAGATGAAAGTGTTTCAGGATAATAGTCAAAACTATACTCACCTTCGCTTAGTAACGTAGTAAAAATTAATTTTTGATCAAAGTATTCGTTGAAATTTCCAGTATAATCGTCGAAATAGCGTTCGTATGGGAAACATGTAAGCATGTCGTCATAATGCCATACACTTGGATTTTTATTTTCGTTTAATTTAATAATTTGAAATCCAGGTTTACTAAAGCATGGAATAAATTTAACTTCATCAAACATACTACCTAATTTATCGTTGAGCAATTGAGTTGCCGGTGAATCTATAGGACCTAGGTCAAAGTAATTTCCATAATCCATTCCACAGTCTGTGAACGTAATTTTACGCAACAAACTGTTTCCAAGAATATACATACTAGTCCACGGACATACATACCATTTATCTTCGTGCTGTTTTACAAAATCAACTGCACTATCACATTCTTGCTCTGTAAAAAAATTATCAAAGATTTTAATCATATTATATTTATGAGCTATAAATAGAGTTATGGAATTTCATACTGTCAGCTTATGCAATCATTGTTATCGTCATATACCTGCAGGACGATTTGAAAAATGCGGTCGTATGATATTGGGTAAAACCTGTCCTAAGCACGGTTATCATGAATCAATATTAGATATTGACGCTAATTTTTATAATAATCAAAGATATAAAAGACGCAGACCTAGTTCATATTGGTTAGATATTACCAATCGTTGTAACTTAGACTGTCCACACTGTTACCAAATGCCTGATAATACTAGTAAGGATCCTGATATCGATTATTTATTATCAGAAATTATGAGTTGGCCAAATAACGGATTTCCTGTTAGTCTAGTTGGAGCGGAGCCTACTATACGCAAAGACCTGCCTGATTTAATTTTAGCTATCCATAATTTACCCATAATGACTAGGAATGTTTTAATTGTTACTAATGGTGTAATTTTGGCTAAATGGGACTATGTAAGTCGATTTAAAGGCATACCGAATTTAAAGTGGACTTTTGGATTAAATCATCCTGATTATAACGGTGATCAAATTCGAGACAAACAAATGGAAGGTTTAGTAAATTGTTTTAAATTAGGATTAGAGGTTAAGACGCTGACTTATACATTAGCAACCTTAGAACAATTACCTGATGTGATGCATGAAGTACAACGCTTTGGCATTAATGCTAGAATTCAATTGGGAGTTGAGATCGGACGTGTACCAGAAGGTGACTTTAAAGAATTATATCTGTCAGAATTAGTACAAGCTGCTGAAAAGTTTTGTTTAGATAATAATTGGACTTGGGAACCAAATCATGAAGACGGCAACCGCACACATTATGCAGTGCGTGTAAACGGAATCGATCATAAATTTATTAAATGGTGTGATGTAAGAACAATTGATTTAGAAGAAGTACAAAGTGAATCGTGGGCTAGCATTGTTCCGGGTAAACCCATGAGCCCATTACTACATCAGGTTATATTACGCGATCAAGCAATTAACCGAGGGAATATATTGTTAGACACAGTTCCTGAAAAATATAGACATGAATAAAATACACGATACAACATCTATCTGCGAGCATTGCTATAGACATGTGCCTGCCGTTCTCTTTGAACGAAACGGTGCTGTATGGTTAGGCAAGACATGCAAGTGGCATGGAGAAAGTGAGCATTTAGTAGAACCCGACTCCGATTTTTACATTAATTATAAGTATCCAAAACCTAGTAATAGTACATATTGTTTAGATATTACAAATAGATGTAATTTGAATTGTCCACACTGTTATCAAATACCAGACAATATGAGTAAAGATCCTTCAATAGAGCATATTTTAGAAATAGTTAAATCATGGGATAATGACGGATATAATGTTGCATTGATGGGCGCTGAACCCACCGTAAGAAAGGATCTTTCAAATTTATGCAGTGCTATTCAATCATTGCCTGGTTTGCCCCGCAGTATCATGATATTAACAAATGGGGTATACTTATCAGAATATGATTATGTTAAACAATTTGCAGATATGAAAAATGTATTATGGACCATTGGGCTGAATCATCCAAATTATCAAGGATTGACCGTTAGAAAAAAACAAATTCAAGGGATTGAACATTGTGTAAAATTGGGCATGAAAATTAAAAATGTTAGTTATACTCTTGAAACTGTTGCTCAGTTAGAATACTGCCTAGAAGAAATTCAAAAGTTTGGAAATAGTATTTGTCAACAGTATAGGATAAGAGTAGGAACTGATATAGGAAGACATCCCGGCGAAGAAAAAATATTTTTATCAGAACTAGTAAATATGGTAAAAACCATATGTGACAAAAAAGGATGGGATCATCAGTATGATTCGGAATACGGAATTAGAGTTCATTATCCTCTACGTATCAATGGTATACTAGTTAAAATTATTCAATGGCCTGATGTAAGAACTCTAGATTTAGAAGAAGATCAAACAGAGTCATGGGCTGACATGTTACCTGGAAAACCTATAAGTCCACTGGTGCACCAAGTTATTTTACGAGACGGTGCAGTAAATAAAAACTTGCCCCTATATGACACTGTACCAAAAAAATATCAAAGGAAATATGATGCACGGCATTAATAATAAACCTTATTACAATATGACTCCATATTTAGATATGAATCATTTTGATCAATTGCAGCCTGAGATAATCTCTGGATTCGCTTTAGCAAGACATTATGCTAAGGAAGGCACGTGGATGGAGCCAGGTTTTACATTTGATAATATGAGTTATCGTGTAAATTGGAAACCTATATATGAAGCTATGCTAGAGTTTAAGTTACTGCCTGACAATGATCCCATTAAAATATTTGGAATGAAATTAATGCCAAAAGATTTTAAAAATTTTCAAGAACGAAATATATTCACTCGGTATTTAAAAATGGCAATGGGTGCATATGATCCTTATATTTATTATTACCTGTGGGAAGAAGGTTCATGGGATGAACGCACTGCTCCGCGAAAACTTACACCTGAAGCCGAATATTTTCCAAATGTCGTAAAGTGGGTTGAAAGTTTAGTAGGTAGTATATTTGAAGACATTGGCCGTGTCATTTTTTTTCATTGTGAGGCAGATGGCATACCATTTGAACATAGAGACTTAGATGCTAAAAACGGCGTTAATGTAGTTAAGCCCCATCGCAATGAATTTATACATATACGGCCCAATACAAAGAAAGCTTTTTACCTGTGGGATCCTGAAACTAAAGACAAGACATACCTGAACTGTCGTGCTGCATGGTGGAACGATGTAGATTGGCATGGAGGAGAACGTATTATGGAACAAAGTTATGGTCTACGCATTGATGGTAAATTTACAGAAGAGTTCCGTAAACAATTGGGTATTGATCATTTAACTGAATATTAAAATGAATAATTTTTTTAAAGAACATTATAAAGAAATATATCAAGAATGGATAACTCCTTCTGATGTTAAAGACAAAACAATTCTAGATCTAGGAAGTCAATTTGGCTGGCTAGGTACATATTGTGTAGAAAACGGTGTTAAAGAATATGTTGGTGTAGAACTAGATCCCTATGCTTATCATAGATCTATCGCTGAAAATACATCTTCAAATATTAGATTTTTTCATATGGACTTAGAAGATTACTTAGATGAATGTATTAGCAAACAGATATCGTTTGATATAGCAATTATATCAAGAACCTTAGAAGGTTCGCCGAATCAAGTTTCTATTTTACAAAAATTATCTAAAACTGTAGACCACATTGTGTTAGAAGTTAACGTGCCAACCAACATTGTTGCATCTGATGTATTGACAGAACTTGAAAAAAATAATCTCACCGATCAAGTACTAGAATTGATCAAAAAAACAAGACATGATATTGAGTATAAATCAAAATTTGTAGAATATCATGATTATTCGGGAAAACCTATATGGGCTATTCCTAGTATAGGAATGTATAATTCAATAATGGTGAGATTAGGGTTTCAACTATCACTCGATACATACGAGCGGGTCAAACAAAAGTGGCCAACTGAATACGGCTTTTTTCAACGAGGAAAAGCAATATTAAAATTTAAAAGAATAAAAAACGAAACACAGCCGATAAGTTGGAAAGAATGTATCGAACGCTCGGAAACATTTTAATGAATTATATAGATAACTACAAACACTGGATTACAGATCAAAAAATATTTGATCATCTGACTAAATGCCAAGGTGATAGAACTCCGGTATGGCAACCATCTAAATGGCAGGGTAATACTATTTTAGAAAAATTTACAGAAATGGCTCGACCTGGGTATTCTGACAATAAGTATTTCTTTCACCAAGTAAATGCTAAATCTGAAGAAATGCAAGGTTTCGAATTTATGTTGCCGATCGTTCCTAAAAAAAGAACTAATATTAATTGGTGGTTTGTAATCCTATATCCCGGAGAATTTCAGGCTATGCATATTGATCCGCAGTTAACTATGGTGAATAATCCTGTTCGTTATACAATGTTTTTACAAGATTGGGAACCTGGACACATTTTTGTATGGGATAATAAATATATAGCAGAATACAAAGCCGGTGATATGTACGAATGGAGCGATCCCATGACCGTACATGGCCCCGCTAATATAGGATACAACACAAGATATACATTACAGATTACATTGTATGATTAATTAATCTGTTCACTAATTTTAATAAAAGGTCCGTTATTGCCGCAAAGTATTTTACATGTAGATGAAGAGTGATTCTTCCATTTATACTGTATTAAATTTTGCCAAAGATCGGTTTCCATAATTTCTTCAACCGAATGTTTTTTTGAGTCTAATGAATCTAGGCCTCCTAGTTCTTGTATGATAGAAAAAACTTCTAATTGAACTTCTTTGGCAATACTAGTAATGCTAGTTTCATCTATAAGCCCATATTTATCATACAATTCTACGTCATAATTGGCATATAAAAAAGATCCTATTAAACAACAAGGCATTAAATATCCGTTAGCGTCAATATATAATTCATTGTCTTCAACTGCAAAACAACTAATATTAGTTTTCCATTCTTTATAATTTATTAAATCTAGGAACTCTACTGGTTTAATTCTACTATTAGTAGGTGGATCTATATAGTATTCAATGGTTCCTTTTCTGTTGAGAACTGGAAAACTTTTACCAAATCGTTTACTATCTTTTACTGTAAATTTTGTAAACCCTAGGTCCAATGATAATGTTCTCGCCTCTTCTATTTGATGTTCATTGTGCTTAAATTTTATAAAAACCCATTCTGCATTTCCGCCAGCGCTAATAAAAGCGCTAGCATTTTTTATAATAGTATTGTAGTTGGTTCCAATTCGATAAAGACTGTGTGTATCTTCTAATCCGTCTAACGCGAATATTACTCTATGATTTTTTGGCAAGAAACTGGCTAAAGAATTCCACCATTGTATATTATGCGCTGAGCCATTTGTATTAATTTCAATCATTAAACTAGGTTTCTTTGTAGTTGCATAATTACACATTTCTAATAAATTAGAATTTATGATCGGGTCGCCGTAATCTCCGCAAAAGTTAATACATACTATCTGATCTAAAACCCTATCATTAAAGGTATTACTAAATCTTTCTAATGTCCAATCTGTTAAAATTAAATTAGGATTATCTATTCCGCCGTGTATATTTCTAAGGCACATGGGACAACTTGCTTGACACCTATTAGTTATTTCAATTTGTATTGTATGTAATTTAGTAAAAGAAAACATTTTAATAACCTATTATGTGAAACATGTACTTTTTTTCTAGACTACCATTGATGCCGTTGTGCCATTCTTTATAATTATCCCATTTAAGAATAGTACCTTGCGGTTCGTTAACGTGATAATTTTTACCAAGTATAAATATCTGTCCTATACTGGGCGGATTAATAAAAACCGAATATCTTTTTAACAGGCCATGTTTTAAATATTCTGATTCGTTATCGTCAATATCATAATGATAACCGGTCATATATCCTGGATCAACACAGCTAATCCAACTGCGTAAAGGAATTATATTTAACATTGCTGATAATTTTAATGAGATATCTATGGTATCATAATAGTTAGTCCATTTAACAATATTGATATTAAAATTTTTATCTTTCCATAAATTAATCATTACTTCATATTCAAGGTTTCTCATATCCCATCTTACAGGATCAACGGTAACTATTTCTCCGTCCACCAAATTACTAACAATATTATTCCAATCAATCATTGTATACTTCTTTAAAAATATCATGAAAGGGTGAATTAGGCCAATGTATATTTAAATGTTTGGTGACAGTAATTTTAAAAAAAGTTTTAAAATCTATATAACCGGTATCGTCCGTTGCTTCATCAAACCGATATGCACCGTCTTTACCTATAATACCTTCTATAACTTTTCTTTCAACGAACCTTTCACTGTACGGTACAATTGAATAATAGTCTATCGTTTTTAATATTCCGTCTTTTGATTTAAAAAAACAGTGTGGATATAATGCCATTTTATAAAAACTATTTTCTTTAGTTGCAATAAAGAATTCTCTAAGCTGAGTTTTCCAATCAGCAAACTCTTCATCTAAATTTCTATCATTCGTAAATAATACTTGAGACAATGTTTCCTTATTCCACTCTATAAAAATTTTTCTAGTATTCATGTCAATATCATAAACTGTGGGGGTGAATTTTAAATGAGATAGTTCGGTTAGAAACTTAACTTCCCTTTCAAATAGCCATTGTATCAACCTATCCTCAATAGCTTTTTCGTTTTTTCGATATTCAGAATCTATACTATAGTGCATACACATAACAGTTTGTGTCGGATTAATTCTAGGTGTGTAAATCATATTTGAAGTATGAAGTGATTTATCGGGAGTCAGTTTATAATAATATCCCCAGTTACTAATATCTGTCATACTTTTACCCAACTTAATTTTTTATTAACATAAGACTGTACTAAATCTATATATTTTTGATCGGCAGTATCAATATTAGTTAATTTATAATCATATATTTCTTCATATTTATTTGTTTCATAGTATGCAAATAATCTGTCGGACAAAAAAGGATTACATCCTCGAAGGCCAATAAAACCGTTATCTGAATAAAAATCTTTTACTAGAGTCTCTGCCTGATACCAATCCATATTGTCGTGCTTCCAAATTACGACATTATTCCTAGTACTGCCAACTCCTCCGCCTCGAGGCGTTGTGGATTTAAATATAACATTGCCATTACTATCTTTAGTTACTTCATACCCCGGATTTTGCCTTGCTTCTATTTTTATTAATCCATTAGCAACTAGTTCTGTAGTAAATCTACTTTGATTTGTAAGAGTTTCGTCATAATCGGGTACTTCTAAAATATGTGCGCTAGCACTTTGTCTAACCCAATTATTGTTAAGCCAGTTTAAAGATTTATTCCAAGATTCAACACTTTCGCCGGGTATACCGCAAATCATCTGTATATTTGCTCTATATCGTTTAGGCGCATGTATGTCTGTATATGCTTGAAACTCTAATAAACCCTCTTGTAATTTTTCAGGGTCCATTCCTTTACGAACAAGTTTACCTGCTTCCTGATTAAATGTCTCAATACCCATACTATGTCCAAGGAATCCTAATCTGATGTAAGCGTTCCAATTTTCACGATGCTTAACTACTAAGTCTCCTCGAGCAAATCCGCAAATCCATGGGTGGTAACCTAATTCATCGACTGCCTCGGCATATTTTTGTAGTTTCTCCGATCGGTCGTTAAATGTTTCGTCCATTACACGCCAATTGGTAATGCCCCATTTTTCGTAACCGCTTTGCATTTGAAGTTTAAATTGTTCTTTGCTAACACTAACGTCTTTTGCTTGGCCTAATATAGGAAAATTGCAATAACTACAACTAAACATACAGCCACGCGCTGTTTCAATTTGCGGACATTCCCACGGCATCATAAAATCTCTATCTTCGTAATCAACGAGATAACTTTCAAGTGGCGCACTAGGATAATGATATAATCCCCTAATAATTTTTTTACTACCAAAAAACGCAGAATCAGTTAATAACGGCGCACCTAACGTTCCTTTAAGGTGTCGGCAAAGAGCTAAAATTGCGTTTTCTCCGTAACTATCTACCCAATAATCAACGTTTTCAGCAGGAGTAACTAAAGCATTATTTCCACCCACTACTACAGGAATTTCGGGGTACTCAGTTTTTAACCATGCAATAAATTCGTTTAAGTACGGGCTCCACGGATTTAAAAATGCAGTACCAAAACAAAACATAACCGTATTTGTCGAAGTACGTGAACGAACTAACTCCTGTAATTCTTCTAATTTCCAAAATGCCGTAAAGTCTATAACTTCTACATCCCAATCGTTTACTCTTAGAAATGTAGCTACCCGATGACACCACAATGTGCGCTCCCATCGTTTTGCAGTCAATGAAAAGAATAATGCATGATTCATAGTATCTTAAACTCCGCGGTTAATGCCTGTTTAAGTGAATCTATTTTTTCCTTTTCAATATTAAATTTTATTATCATGGGAGAATGTGAAAAATTGTTTATAAATCCGGATTTATTTGCAAAATTGAACCATGGACTTAATTTATTATCAAACACGAATCTAGCATCGTCGGCATTTGTTATAGTAGTAGATAAATTTATTTCTATTGGATTTTTTAATTTATTATTTTTTAGTAATTTTCTAACTACTAATTGCACCCTAGCATATCGACCAAAGTTAGTAGCAGTGTGTAAAAATCCTGCGTCCATATCGTACCAAATTCCGTCTTGTTCCAACAGATACATTTTTTCTTTTACTAAATCCATGAGATAGCATTGCTCTCCTAATATATTAAGATGATATCGGTCGTCAATATCTGCATGAATTTGATAACAATGAGCAGGATCTAAAATAATTATTCTTGCTTCGCCCTTAGGTATGGGTAGTGAATTATATAAAATTTCCCAAACAGTGTTCTTATACTCATTTTTAATAGTCCAAAAATCATAAAAGAAACGGCCACTAGGCTGATTTATGGCTAACTTAAAATCAATCTCGGGCAATTGACATATTGCTTCATGTAATAATTTTAGATCAATATAATATTCTGATTTTTTAATCATAATAAGTGTGCCAACTCAGGAAATACTATCTTAAAATCTGTGTTTCTTTGAGCATCTATAACATTAATATATTCTCGAAAATCCGGTAACAAATTAGTATGATCTTCGGCATCCATCCAATTTAAAATCCCCTCCCAACGCTTCCAACCGTATGGATTTTTAATCCAAAACTCGTCGTCACGAGAATAATTATTCCATAGCCATTCTTTTAATTCGTCAAATAATTCTCTAACATGATGTTTATCTTGTTCAGGTAATACTCTGAGACTAAGCCATGTGGGAATCCATAGTAAATGAACACCGATTAGTCCGCCGCCGTTTGTTTGACCGGCTACATTCTTTTCAAAGTTTAGTTTTTTAAACCCTGATTTGACCTTCCATTTAATAAAATCAGGAATGTGTTTTATGTTTAATATCTGTACAGCCAGTGCGATGTTAAATTGAATTTTGTCACTGGTGTTTTCCATTCTCCACAAATTCTGTTTAATAATGTTCCAGTCAGTTGGATAGCGTATATATCCTACTCTGTCTCCCATACCGTCTAGGCTAATACCTACTTTAACTTTCTTAAACTGTTCCCATATTTCAATCATTTCGTCATTAATTAATAATCCGTTCGTGTTGTATCTTAATCCAATTTGACCAGCATAACCTTTTTTAATTATTTCTAACAAAAATTGTTTGTGTTCTTTAATTAATAAAGGCTCTCCGCCGGCAAAGTACAATTCTTTAAGGTTGGGGACTTGATCGTATATTTCACGCCAAAACTCAGGATTTTCATGCCAGTAATTATTAAAACTTTTTGGATTCCAATCTAGTTGTTTTTTTATTAATGGACTCTGAAAAATAGGATAAACTTTCTTAAACTCCGATACCCATAGACTACTATCATGCGGACTACACATAATACATTTTAAATTGCATGTATGGCCTAGACGTAAATCTAGATATTGTAGTTTATAAGGAACACTACCGTCTTCTTCTGTTTCTTCAATGAGTTTAGGAATATTAATATTATTATAATGCCAAGTGCTAGTCTCCCATATTCTTTTGCTAGATATTCCCTCTCCCTCTTCTTTGTAACATTTTAAACAACTTGCAGGAATCTCGCCCTTCAACATTGTTTTTCGTACGGATTTCATATAATTATTATTAAATACTTCGGTAGGCAGATTGTGACCAAAATTTGCAGGCTTACCATCTTCTAGCTTAACTAAACCTACTGTATAGTCGCCCGAGGCTGCACCACTAGCGTTCGCAACACAGCAAATACGCATATCGCCGTTAGGTCTGGTCGCTAAATGAATCCAAGGCAATACACAGAAACTAGGAGTACCTGTTACCTGTTTAATTTGTTCTTGCCACTGACCTAATTGGGTATCAATCGGTTGCATCCAAAAAGTCTTATTCATTAAAATATTTAATCCACATCTAGAACTTATAAATATTTTAATGAATAGTGTAGCAATTGCTCTAAAATACTCATGTGAATATTTACAATTAGATCGACCCAAACCGCTCAGTGATAATAATATAGAAAGTCTCATCCAAGATATATTGGCAGGACGTATAGATAAAGATATCACAGCTACAGTTTATTCTAATTTCAAAAAAGAATGCATCCAATGGTTTTTAAACTCTAAACTTAATAAGTTAACTGGATTAGAACAGTTTCAAAGAATAGATATTATCAATGGATGTACTCAATATATTGACAATCTGTACATGCAATATCCTATTCAAACAATACACGGCGATTATAGGTATCATGAACGATTGGGATTACAAATTCAAGTAAATCATGATTTTACAACATTAATACCCGAAGTTCCGTTAATAATTGCTTTACCATTTCCTAATAACGGAAGCATACATAACGACATGGCAGCGATATTAGATAAGTGTTACAGTAGTAATATAATGGTTCACATTGATGCCGCTTGGATCAGTGCAAGTCGAGATATTGAATTTGATTTTAGTCATCCTGCAATTCACTCAGTTGGGATGAGTCTGAGTAAGGGACTGGGATTAGGATGGAATAGAATAGGCCTAAGATGGCAAAGATATATGGTACAAGACGCAATCACACTTATGAACGATTTTAATATGAATTTGCGTTTAGTCGCTAAAATAGGCCTGCATTTCATTCGTAATTTTTCTAGTGACTATTTATGGACCATGCATAGTGAAAGATATTATAAAGTTTGTAGAGATTTTAATTTGACGCCTACTAATTCAATTCATTTAGCTTTGAATGGTATCGATCCTGTCGGAGTTAGTCCACTAATTAGATATTTAGAAAATAATGGAACTAATTAATATAGATGGCGTAGAAATACCTTTTGATGATTCTTGGGGTAATATAGCGATTGCCTTATCAGGTGGCGCCGATAGCGCATTATTATTATATCTATTATGTACATTGATTAATGAGTTTAAATCAAATACATATATACATTGTATTAGTCATATAAGAATGTGGAAAACACGGCCTTGGCAGCAACAGGACAGTCTGAAAATATTTCAAGATATATCTTATAGATTTAATATTCCTATGACTAGGCATACTAATTTTATTGCACCCGACTTAGAATACGGCAATATAGGACCCAGTATTAAAGATGAATACAATAAAATGGTTAGTGGCGATAATATTCAACAACGAGCATATAGTGAATATGTTTGTCACAAAAATAATGTAAAATGTTTCTATAATGCTGTTACTAGGAACCCATCTATTAATTTACAAGGTGCAATGCATGAAAGAGATATTAATAAAACTGACAGTAACAAACATATGGAATTTATGCAACATATGGGATCTATTGCAAGTCACCCGTTTAGATTTATCAACAAGTCTTGGGTACTAAAACAATATCGTGAATATAATATTATGGATTTATTTGAAAAAACTCGTAGTTGCGAGGGTGAATTTGAGGGAATAAATTATAATACATATGTACCAAACATGTTTGTGCCAACTTGCAATAACTGTTTTTGGTGCTTAGAAAGGAATTGGGCAGTTGAACAATCAAAGTAAAACATTTTGTATGCATCCTTTTACGGGATTAGCTACTAGGGAAGACGGTGCGATATGTGCTTGTTGTCGTAGTCATCCTGTGGGATTTATCGATAATCAAAAATTAGAAGATATATGGAATAATGTAACAATGAAGCGTATCCGTAAACAAGTATTGAACGGTGAACGACCTAATGAATGTGAACCATGCTTTAGTTTAGAAGATCAGGGCGTAGAAAGTTTAAGGTTAAGACATATTACAGATAGAATTCCCGAATCTAGAATCAACTTATATCCCGACGCATTAAGTAAGCTGCATGATGATTATAGTATGCCCTTTGAGATCCCTACAATGGAACTTAAACTTAATAATTTATGCAATTTAAAATGTCGTATGTGTCATCCAATGGATAGTACAAGTTGGAACGACTGGGGAGAGATTAAAGAATTTTATAAGAAAGAAGATAATATTATGTTCTATATCGTCGAAGAACATAATTTAGAAAATAAACCACACTTGGATAAATTTCAAGATAATCCTGAATGGTGGAATAGCTTACAACAATTGTTACCATACTTTCGTAGAGTAGAATTTGCAGGTGGCGAACCATTAATGGATCCACAGCATTATAGAATCTTAGATATGCTCAAACCTTACGGACATCAGATAGAATTAAAGTATGCTACTAATGGCACAACATTGGGAATAAAAGGTGGGAGAACAGTTCATGAATATTGGCCTCATTTTAGAAGCGTTGCCGTTAACGTCAGCCTTGATGGAATCGGTGATGTTTACGAGTACATTCGCGGTAACAGCGATTGGAGTTTGGTTGTAAAAAATATTAAAGAAATACAAACTATCCCAAACATTGCACGGATAGTTGGAGCCGTCACAGTACAAGCAAGCAATGTATTAATGCTTGATAAAATGATAGAATACTTTTTAGATGACCTTGAGATAATATTCCATGCACATAGAGTAGAGTATCCTAAAGTCTTATCGGCACAAGTTTTGCCTCCAAAACTAAAAGAACTGGCAATACAGCGATTACAGGACGTAAGTTATCGTGTTGAAGACTTTAAATTCGTCAAGAAACATCCACAGCTACTAGAGTATACTCTAAGACAAATTAAAGATAACATTAACTACCTAAGCGCAAGAGACCAAAGTGACAAATGGCAAGACTGTGTTGAATTTAATCGCAGATTGGATACTACTCGCAACCAAAGCTTTACAGATGTAACTCTAGAGTTTAAAAATTATGTTTAAGATTGTGTTAACAAACAACATAGAGGACAGTGAATTACTATTCAAAGTAAGAGAGACTCCAATTGCAAAAAAATGGTTTGATGAACTTTGTAAAAATTATTCTATATATGAAAATGATAGATTTGGCAACTGGAGCATAAACTATAATTTGATAAATGAACTTAATAGACAGATTGATATTATTAACAATTACGAAAACATTATAGATCGCAACGTGTCTATTACAACTACGCAAGACGATCTTAATTACTTGCACAAGTTCTTTGAAGATCTGCGAGGAGAAGTTACCATTGGCACTGCATGGTTTCGACAAGCACCTGAAGATGTAAAAATAGCCTTAGAGAAATTTAATATACTAATACACCAGCTGGAAGAACAACTGCGATCTCCCGAGTATCCCACTCTAGTAGTAACTTTTAATAATCATGTTCGAAATTTACTTACTAAAGAAGATATGAAGGAATTTACATTCCACTGGAAAAAAGGAACTGTGTATATAAATTATTGTCATGTGGGTAAGCCAGTGTTAGATGTGTTTAAAGACAAGGATAAAATTGCTGAAGGAGTGAGACCTCAAACACATTACAGTGCAGATTTCATGATTAAATTCGGACCATCTACAAACTATTTTATTTTCATGTTAAGAAAACTAATAATTAACATATGGTTAATATTTCAAAAATTTAAATTTAGTAATCCAAACATAGGATATATTCCAGTTGCAGATCTGGTTGGCAATTTCAATATAGAAAATTATAGAAGATTTAATAAAGTCAAAAGTATACAATGTTTAAAGTAACTAGCCGTTGGCCTCATCAAGACAGTATCAAGATTGAGTGGAATCTTGGTAAACGCTGTAACTACGATTGTAGTTATTGTCCTAGCATTATACACGACAACTCAAGTCCGCATACTAATATTGAAATCCTTAAAGCAACTGTGGATAAATTGATGACATTGGGCAAACCTATACGTCTCAGTTTTACAGGCGGGGAACCGACTGTTCATCCCAATTTTATCGAATTAGTAAAATACGCCAATCATAAGAATATAAAATGGATTAGTGTCACAACTAATGGCACATTGCCGTTTGAATTTTATTCAAAACTGCCAGTAGATCAATATGTTATTAGTCTGCATTTAGAATATAATTGGCAAGGTGTTTGGGAAACTGTTCGCAAGTTATCCGAAACCAATGTAAAAGTTATGGCGCAGATTATGGCACACCATGACCATATGCAAGAAGTCTATCAAATACGTACTAAATGCCTATTAGCAGAGATTCCTAATACAGTAAGACGTATTAGATGGACTGAAGGAGATCACGATCTGTTCGACGACCTGCGGTATCATCCTGACGATTTAAAATGGATCAAAGAGCAAGAAGCAACTGTCTTAGAAAATACATTACTCTTCTCAAAAGAAGTAACTGATTCACCTAAGGGCATGCATGCCAACGATGTTATCAAACTACATTTAAATAAATTTAAAGGTTGGACTTGCAACGCAGGTATAGAAAGTCTAATGATAAATTGGGACGGAGATGTACACAGAGCAACTTGTAGAGTCGGTGGTAGTCTAGGCAACATCTATGAAGACAATCTCGTTGCACCTAGTGAACCCGTAACTTGTGATCGTAATTTTTGTACTTGCGCGGCAGACATTCCACTAACTAAGTTTAAACTTTGACACGTGGGTCTCAGGTGAGCAAAAGCAATTCTTTTTAGTACATATAGAAGGTTTGAAATTTGGATTAAATTTTTCTACAAACAATTCGTCTAGTATATTAAACGCATAGTCTACCCCGTATATGAGTTCTTGGCAAGCTCCTTTGAGTTCACCGTTCCAGTGAATATAAACGTTATCAATACCAATATCACAACTCCACCCTTCGAACCCGTTCCAGTTGTTACTAATATAAGTGTTAGATTTTGCCTTCACAGTTTTTCCGTTTTCAAAATATGCCAGGCTTTCGTATAACTTTATTTGGCCTTCAAAGATTAGTTTTCTATTTTTCCACAGCCACCAAGGGCTCGGTATTCTTTTTAACGAATTTTTTAAAAAGTTTTTTTGGTCTTTTGTTAATTGTTTGTCATTAGCATCAATAACTTTAATACCTGCGATTTGAACAACTTCTGGTTCAATTACTTCGTCAGCCATAATAAACCAATTGTGTTTACTGTTCTTTTTCATATACTCAATAACATCTAACCCTTCTTGCCAATGCTGTTTGTCCATAAGAACTTTTACAGTAACTTTCTTGTTAAATTCAAATAGAGTATCTGCTACAGCAATCATGTGGTCAGGATCAGCTTGTGCTATATGATAAGATAAATGTGCGTTATCAATTAAATAACCGTTCTCTTTCCACCATCGTAAAGTTCTTGATCCATTGCTGATTAGAGAAAAATATATGTCATTATCCTTTTTTACTTCTCTTAAGAAAGTTGCGAGATCTTTCCATAGCGTCGGCTCACCGCCGGCCATTTTAAGATGTATTTTAGTTTTACCTAAGTTTGTTTTATATTTTTCTATAAGATGATTAAAGTTATTGACTATTAGAGTTAAGTTTTTAGGAGACAGATAGTCACCGTCGTTATTGTTGGGCCAACAATACCAACACTTGTAGTTGCAGACATTATTGGGATTCCATCGTATTTCTAAGATATTAGGATTTTGTGTTGATACAATTTTAATAGGTTTCATATTAAGTGTGTATCCATTGTGTTGATATATTCTTTAATAGCATGTCTTCCGCTCTCGTTCTTTATTTATATCCTATAATAATATATCTATCATATATGGGTAAGTTCTTAGTGCCAAAAAATTTTTCATTCAGGTGACACTGTTGTTTAAATTCATTTAAGTCTTTACTGATACGAACGTGTTCATCTATTTGATAATTATTTCCTTGTACTACAATCATTGCGCCTATGGGGGTATTATCTAACCACTTATCATATTGTTTTTGTGTAATATGCTCGCAACTAGTATTGATTACAATGTCAGCAACATAGTTAGTACGATTGCACATATCAGTGGTTATTGCAGTAAAACGACCCTGATTATATTCGATGCGATTCATTTCTATTGCAATATTTTCGACATTTGGATCAATGTCTACACTACGAATACTTGTAATATTTAAATCAGATTGAAACAACATACTAGCCAATGTTCCAACCCACCCGCCGTGAATTTCAATGATCAATGATTTTTTATTATCATTAGATTTAATAATATGCCCTACGGAATCTATTAGCCATTCTTTACTTTTAATTTGCCCGCTCCAAAAAGCATCTAATGTACGATTTGGGTTATTTGAAATGCGTATAGCATTCATCCAATGGTGCAGGTGTTCAGTATCTATAATCATTAATTTTCAAATTGTTCACGAAGTCGGTCAAATACTCCGCATTGTCTAGCGCATTCATTTAATGGAGAATTGGTCCATGTTTCTTTTATGCGATTAAAATACCCACTTTCAAAAATTTCTTCTAGGCTCTGTTGTTTTAAATTAGGAAAATCACGAATGACATCTACATAATTATTTCTACCTGGATTATTAGGAGGCCTCCATTCTAATTCTAACCAACAACACGGTGCTACATTCCCATTCGCTCCTATATATAATTGTTTCCACTCTACTGATTTACATTGAATTATTGGATTACTAATTTTTTGTGCATTGTTCATTTTTACAAACATTGTTTGACTTTTCTTAGATGGTTTAATAATGTGTACGGTCCTACCCTGATCGTTTAATACATTTAAATAATCATTTTTAAATCTAGCAGTATGTTTAATATTAAAGTCTTCAAACCCTAATTTTTCACTTAATCTTTTACACTCATCAATTTGATGTTCATTGTGTTCAAAAACTAACATACTCCAAATAGCACGGCCGCCGGCATTAATAAATGTAGTGGCATTTTCGATAATATCATTAAAATCAGTAGAAACTCTATATAAAGAATGAGTGTCTTCCAATCCGTCTATTCCAAATGTTACCTGAGTTTTAGTATGTGCTAATTCTTTCCACCAATGTTTAGTTCTAGCACTGCCATTAGTATGAAAACTTATATCTAAGTTAGGATTTATATCTCTAGAATATTGAATAATTTCTAACGTATCAGCAGCAACGATAGCGTCACCTAGGTTACCGCAAATTAGTAATACTTGTAAATTTTTTATTATCTTTGCTGGAATCCATTCTTTATATTGATCTAGTGTTATCTCAACTAAATCAAAAAAAGGCATAATTCTACCACCTTGAATCCTTCTTGGACACATGGGGCATTTTGCTTGGCATTTAGTCGTTATTTCTAAATGTATGCTTTTTATATCATCTAATTTATACATATTTTTCTTTTGGGTAATTTAC